TCAATAATCACAGTTTCATATGTATTATATGTATGAGGGTAAACAATAGTAGGTGTGGGTTGTTGATAGTTGTTAGCTATTGCTGCACCCAACAAACCTCCAACAATTAAAGCAGGGACAACATATGAATGATTGTGATAATGACCATGAGGTTTATGATAATAATGATGATTATGTCTATGTTGTGCATAGGAAAAAGTAGTAGAACAACTTAGCAAAATAAGTGCGGTAAGAAGTTTCTTCATAATATTTCCTTTTACTATTTTTTCTTTTTGGAATTTCGTCTTGCCATTTCATTAATACTACGAGGCTTTGGTGGTTTTTTACCTTTAAGTTTTTGCATTACTGATCTTGGACTGGCAATTTTAATTTCCTAATAAATTTAGTAGACTCCATAGGGCGTGTGTGTCCTCTACTTAGACTGATAGGTCTTTCACCTAACTGCTACCTGCTACGCACGGCTTGCCCCTACTAGATCAAGTATTTATTTTATAGAGGATTTCCCGCATTGTCAACCTCTATCCAGCTATAATCACCCATCCATTTTACCTTGGCTAAATGCAAATAATATTCTGGACAGCCAGATGACCAATCGTCCGGTCCTAAATGCGAAAGAACTATTTTTTGATTCTTAGTATCATTAATTAACCAATAACAGTGATTATGAGCAATTTGAAATTTATATTCAGCACAGTGGACCAAATCAGTTATTTCTAATCTTCTCTTTAATTGTGCCGCTTGTTTTTGAAGCACATCTACTAACTGCATTATTCTATCATATTCTTGTTGAGCATGAAGTCTAGCTACATTGAGCATAATATCTTTTTGTTTTTGTACAGGGACTAAATCGAATTTCATACCTCCTGCTTCTGTAGGATACTCAGAAATATTACGATTAAAAAAATGTATTAGTGATCCAGTTACGGTCGAATCGTAACTGGTCAATCCTTTTGCACTATTTTCCAATTTAAATTATTTTCTCTTAGGCTGCAAAAACATTAGAACTTCCCGATGTAATCACATTATCTGAAGTGTATTCATCCCCTATTCTTGCTATTTCAAGATTATTAGCAAATACACTACCACTAAATGTTGTTAAACCAGATTGATCAGTAGAACATCCTGATGCATTATGAACACCAACTTTATCACCCTGTCTTATGATCCCTTTATTATTGACAAATACATTATTGGAACACTCACCTGTAACAGTATTAATAGGACTTTGACATCTTCTACCAGAACCAGTTAATGAAAATACTCCATCACCTCCTTCACCTCTAGCCACTGGTGGCATTATATTTCTCCTTGACTTAATAAATTTCTAAATGTATTTAAAGACTGTTGATAACCATAATAAACTTCTTGTACAAATGTAGAAGAAGAAATATAAGAAACAGTTTCCGATACATTAACTACGTAAGTAAACGTATAGTAAACTGTAGTTAAGGAAATCGATGGTGGTACCCATTGAATCAAAGTTAACCAATCTTCTGTGTTATTTGGAGGAAGGATTGCTTCAGTTAAATCTCTCTTCAAGAATTTAAAAGTTTCATTAAAGATACCTGTAAAATTTGCAGATATAGAAACTGTATCAGTAGATGTTGACAATATTTGTATATCGACACCAATTGAACTTAATTCATTGGTTGCGCTAATATAATTAATAAATTCTGGTTCTGTAGATGAAATTTTCAAATCAAAACTGATAGGAACACCACCATAGACTCCAGGTAACAAATTTTCTGGAACTATATCACCTGATTGAGGAGAACCAGGTGGCAAAGTAATTGGAAAACCTGTGCTGGTTGTTATCGTATAAGTTACCGACATTAAAATATTTATAGAATCTTAATACCGGTAGTTCCTTGAATATATTGATCAGCAGCATCTTTTTTACTAACAGCCATAGCAATAACATGCTCTTTTTTGATTTCCAAGTCGGTGCTATCTCCCAGAAACATAAAGGGCATCATGCCCAATCCTTGAGGGCCGATACTGACGCTTAAAGGTTTATGTATCTTGATTGTATGAGTGTTATCTTCTTCTAATCGAGCAATAATTTCCTCTCCGGAAATTAATTTAATAGTTACAGTTTCACCTGTTGTAATACCTTTTGAAATTAACATTTAGTTTCCTTATTTTTCATTCACACCGCATAGTGCTTCTAATATTTTATACTGATCGTAGGCTTTTTTCAAGGCAGCGAATTGTTCTAATTTTTCAGGATCTTGTTCACTTAATATAGCTAATCTATTTTCTATAGCCTGCAAAAAATTTTCTAAATTTCTACCTTTCCATTTTATGTTACCGTCTACTTCCATATCACCCTTGACAGTCAACTGAGCATGATTTGTGTTGTAATTATTTGTTATTAAGCCTGACGACGGGGTTAATGCTGCTGTATTGATAGTATAAAAATTATTGTAATTAGTAGACGTAGAATTATTTTGAGTAGAATAATTTCCGGTTACAGGTATATTAGTCATTTAAAAACTTCTTCAAATCAGTAAAACCTCCAATTAATTTATTATCAATAAAAATTTGGGGGACAGTTCTAGCTGAGGGCACAGCCTCTAATAATTCTTCCTTTGTCCAACCATCTCCAATTTTACGTTCTTCAAATTCAATACCGCGCATTTCTAACAGTTTTTTTGCCTGATCACAATAGGGGCAATGATACTTGCTCCAGATTACTGCTTTTGTCATAAAAATATTCCTTTTTTATTATAATATAAGATTAATCAAAGTAAAACAACTATTTGGTTTTTTCTACTTCGACTATTACGTCATTAGTGACTAATTCCTGAACCACTTGTTCAATAGTTGTAGGCAATTCATCGAATGCGGAATCATCTTGCGCAATTGCATTGTCCTTAACCAGTTGGCTCAATTTAACTTTGAATACTGTTTCTACTATTTTTGCCATTTTCGCCTCACAGTTGTGGCAGCTCTTCCTTGTCTACGACGTCACTGAGTACACCGATAACATAGTTAGTGCTTTCATTTTCTTGAAGGGCAGTCTGCTTCTTGTTAATATTAACATGTTTATTGAACCAGGGAATAGGACTATTCTTAGGATGCTCTTCAAGATATTTTATACCTATATCTTTTAATTTAGCATAAGCGGTATAGTCCACAAAGTCTTTTAGGATTTGAGAATTTAGACCAATTACCACACCTTTCTTAAACAGATAATCTGCCCATGATTTTTCTTCATTGATCACTTCTAGATAAAGCTGATAAACTTCATTTTTTGTAGTTTCTGCAATCTCAACATAGTCGAGATCGTCTTTGACAATATTGTTAATTAACCAAGCGGTCCATTCTGTATGCAACAATTCATCTTGAAGAATTAGACTAATAATATTGCCGTTTCCAATATAGATACGATTTTCTACCATAGCCAAACTAGTAGCAAATGACACCATAAATCTTAGAGCTTCTAAGGCATAAGAAGCATGAAGAGCCATCCAAATTGCTCGTTTGTGTGTCTTAATATCAATTTCTTCTCCTAATTCTTTACGGCAATTTAGCTGATGTAGTTCTTCGTAATATCTTCCTACATTTGCAGCCATACTAATAATTTCCTCAGTATCATGAATTTTGTTAAATTCTTCTTTAGGTACACCGTAGATATTTCTTATGATATGGCTATAGCTTTTACTGTGGATATTAGTTTCAAAAAAGCTCCAATTGTTCACTAGAGCTTCCAATTCAGGAATTGAAATTACGGGACCAAATACTTGAGACGGCGCTCTACCTTGAATACTGTCCAAAGCAGTTTGACGAAGAAGATTTGAAGTGAAGATATGTTTGATTGCATCTGTGGCATCCTTATGATCAATTTTATCTTTGGTTAATGAAATTTCTTCTGGTACCCAAAAGAATCCACGAGCCAGTTCTTCAAACTTTTGAATTTTAGGATATTTAACTTCTTCAAATCGTTGAACTGTTACTGGACCTTCTGGATCTAAAAACATTTTACGTTTTAGATAGTTTGTTTGTTTACTTAGGTTATATTGTGCTTTACTCATGGTTTCTCTCTGTTGTTTTTCTTTTTTTATAATCAGCTATAGCAGCTTTGATCGCGTCCTCAGCAAGAATCGAGCAATGTATTTTAACTGGGGGGAGTGCAAGATGTTCGGCGATTTCAGTATTCTTAATAGTTCCCGCCTCGTCCAACGTCTTACCCTTGATCCACTCCGTAACGAGTGATGAACTTGCGATCGCCGAACCGCAGTTGTGCGAACCAACTCTCTGCGAAAAATATACATGTGCTCCTTCCTGTAATTTTAGATCATACACTAGAACGTCTTTGCCATTTCTTTCACAGCCTCTTAAAGAATTTTGATTCAAAGATGATATTTCTTCAATAGCAATAACTTTCATCCCATTATGGATAAAATTTTGAACTTTTTCTAAAGAATTGTCTATATCTTCAATCGCTAAAAATAACGATTCATAACCAGCAGACAATAATTGTTTTGATCTTTGTTCGATATATTGAGATGTATCTGACCTATCTTGCATGAATGATGGCATTTTTTTAGTGTATACTTCGATACATTTTTTCTTACCGGGCACAATAAAATCGGGACTCACCGGACCGGTTGAAGATTGAATCCAAATTTTTCCTGCAGACCATCGTGCTGCGACATTGTGTTCTTCAAACAATGAGATAAATTTCTGTTCAATACTAGTAGGCTTAGTAAAGTCTCGATTTTTCATCCCCTCTTGCCATTTTTGGATATATTCGGGAGAATTCCAATTTCTTTTAGATTCTCTAGAAATTTTATTTTTTTTGCCTATTGGATCTTTACATACATACCCGAGTTGATTTTGTGGTAAAGATGAATGATCAAATGTCTGATTCCACTTAGTCATACGTTGACTATTTTTTTTCTTAATTTCTTCTCGATGCCTGTTATTGGTCAATGTTCTTAATTCATGTTCTGTTATTTCATACAATGCTTGTCCTGGTCGAAGCATTTGTGCTTCAACCGGTGTATTATCAGCATTCCAAAAGATATGTTCTTTTGTGCAAATTAGTGAAAAAAGTCCGGATCGGATATTCTTTCTTGAAGTTTCTCTTTGAAATGTAATTCTTAGTAATTCACTAACTGGTACAGCGCGAACAATAATATCAGCAATTGGTTGATTAACGATTTTTTGTCCGTCCCATGCTAATACCAAATCGCCTACTTTAAATTCTGAAATTTTCTTACTATGTGTAGGTGTGTTTATTAATGCATTACTTGTTAAACAGCCATACGTCTTAAATTTCGCGTCCGTGATGACATCATTTTCGTCTACCTTGATTTGAAGTTTGAGTACATCTCCGCAGGACGGAGCTCCTACGATTCCGGTTCCTACTGAGGGATCAGATTTGTCTAATCTGCCAACATTTCTGGGATTTTCGTAATGGTCGAGAACACGTTCACTGTATGCCATTTTATTCTCCTTAAAGTACACAAGAATCGCAATTTTCTTCTAATTCTTCATAGATAACTACATTGTCTGCTGCATTTATATTTGCGGTAGAATTTGTTCCTGTAATATTTACTTTCGCACCAACTTTGTTAATTAGGCTATAATAAATGGTTTTTATACCCCATTTATAAGCTAACATAAGATTCTTAGCTACAATAGTACCGGGTACCTTGTTGTTCGAATAGTGTGCTGGATTATAAAATGTATTAGTGCTCAAACTTTGATCGATATATGCTGCTAGTACTGCGGCTGTTTTCAGGTAATCTACACAATCAGTTTGATCCCACATAAGTTGATATCGATTTTTCAATCGTTTATATTCTGGGACTACTTGTACAAAACTGCCTGCCTTAGATTCCTTCACACTGATCAGTTCCATAGGCATTTCGATACCGTTGGTACTGTTCAATACTACACTAGAACTTTCCACTGGTGCAACTGCCATCAAAGTAGCATTTCTTATACCATAGGTTTTCAATCGTGTTCTAAGACTTTCCCAATCAAGTGATGGAGTAAAATCTGTAAGTTCATTTACACCTTTTGCTCTACGTTCCCAAGGAAACACTCCCTGGCCATACCATGTATATTGACTACGCTCACAGGCACCGCGTTCTTGAGCAAGTTCTACACTGGTTTCTGTAAGAAAGTAGGCCTGATGTTCAATCCATCTTTTGACTTCCGCCAGTGATTCAGCTGTTCCATATTTCAAACCTCTTCTTGCATGCCAGTATGCAAGGTTAGTCACGCCTACTCCTAATGGTTCAAAGTCCTTATTTGCCAATTGGCTCTGTATACTTAAAAAATCTTGATATTGTAAAAGATTACTTAAACTACGAACTAAGATACGACAAGCTTTTCTCATTTCTTGTGGAGTTCGAAATGATCCCCAATTAATGCTGCCTAGAGTACAAAGAGCTATTCTACCATTTGGGTCTTCTATTCTTTGAAATGGTTTAGTTGGTAATAGAATTTCTTGACAGAGATTTGATTGATAGATAGGATCGGTTTTAGTTATAAATGGTCCCTGATTAATCACGTTATCTATATTAACCAAATAGATACGTCCAGTATCGGTTCTTTCCTTTAAAATACCATTTTTAAAAATTTCCTCTGCTGGTAAAACTTTCTTCTTAATTTTAGGATCACGTTCATATTTTAGATAAAGTTGTTCGAATTCGTCGCTGTCACGATAGTAAGCTTCATACAGATCCTGGACCTCGTGCGGATCAAATAGAGTAATAGACTGATTATTCTTATAGCGATTCCAAAACATTTTATTGACAACTACACTATAGTCCATTTGCCTCACACGATTTTCTTCAGTTCCCTGATTATTTTTTAGTACAATAAGATCTTCAAATTGATAATGCCAAACAGGAAAAGTTACGGTACAGCTAGCATTACGTATACCACCTTGCGAACATGATCTTAAATCTGCAAACCATTTCTTCAAAAATGGTATCATACCCGTATGCTTGATTTCTCCATTACGAATTGGGGCACCTAAGGGTCGAATTCTGCCTATTTCCAGACCAATTCCGGCTCGTTTTGAAGCATATTTGGCCATCATTTCGCCAGCTGCAAATATACTGTCCAATGTATCGTCACTGCTGATAAGAACGCAACTACTGAACTGCTTAGTAGTAGTGCCAAGCCCAGCAAGAACAGGAGTAGCGAGAGTAAAATGCCCATCCGACGCACATTCATAATATTCTTTAACATATTTTAATCTTGCCTCCTTAGGTTCGGCATGAAAAGCGGTAGCCGCTGCCACTGCGTATCGAATCTGTGGACTTTCATACAATTTACCAGTGGCTCTGTTTTGTACCAAATATTTTTCTGCTAGCTGTGCAATTGCTGCATAGGTATACTGTGTGTCTTTGTCATGATCGATAAAAAGATCAATAATATTCCATTCGTCTTCGCTATACCAATTTAGTAGTTCTGGTGTATATAATCCTAGATCAATATTACGTTTAACAATCTCATAAAGTTTAGGCGGTTCATATTGACCATATGCTTTTTTCCGTAGCATCGAAACCATTTGTCTGCCTGCTACATATTGATAATTTACATTATTGATTTCAGGATTTTCAGTTTCGTCGATAAGATCAACCATAGCTTTTAAAAGTAGTTCGTCAATAGTTTCAGTAGTCATACCATCATGAAATTCTAACTGTGCTTTGATTTCAATCATAGACGGACTTACCGCATCTATATTCTTACATGCAAGATAAACCTGTCTTTGAATTTTTGAAATATCTAGGGGAACACGAGATCCACTACGTTTGACTACTGTAATCATAATATTGTACCTTTTAATGAGGAAGATATTTACCTAGGTCGGTTTAGTTCAACGATATTTTCTATAAAAAATGAATCAGGAATATCTTTAACTAAAATAGGACCATTATCGCTATAGTTTATTGCTATTAAATCATCCACGAACACAACATTATAGACAACACGTTGTTCTTTGTCTACAATAGTTCTAACCTCAACTTTGGAATCTTTATATCGGTCTACCAATTTACAAGTCCATCCTATCATAAGAGCTTTAGTAAAATCATCATACTTGTTAGTTGCGATAATTTCCCAAGGACTAGGCCAACTTCTTTGATGGTATGGATCTATTTTATTGTTATAGTGAACATAAGGAGCCAATTTCCAAAAATTCCATATCTCTAATAGAACATCATGAGAATTAGTCAATCCTTGTCTAAACTCTACCCAGGATGAAATACGATCATCGGTGGATTCTTTGAACATTTTTTAATCAATTATGTTTGGATATCAATTTGATAGTCCATAGTAAAATTAGTTGTAGTATTTGGATTCTGCATAATAAAACTGACAAAATTATTAGTCAATGCAGTACTTTTATCATAGGTAGAACTGATATCCACTGAGAATGATGTTAACAGAGTATACGTTCCAGCTGATGAAAAATTAAATGTGGGAGAATTACTGTCAGTATAGACATAATAAAATGTGCCCGATGTAACTACATTGGTAATAAAGGCAGATTTACCTGGATAAGATTCTCCGGTCAAAAACCAATTCCCTATACTGGTTTGAACTGTAGCAAATCTAGGATTAGTTGCTGTGTTTATTACTAACAGATTAACCGTTGACCCCGAAGCTGTGGTAATGTTCAATGTATCCTGTTTAAGTGTTTCTACATAATTATAAGTATCGTTCAATCCTACATTACCAGCAGAATCCACATTAGCTAATATTTTACCAGATCTAGATTGATTACTGCTATAAAGCTGATAATTTATAGAAACAAATTGATTACCTCCATTTAGAGGTACCTTCCT